TCTCCACCTCACATTTGTACTCCTGATGTAGCAAAAAAAGTCTCAATAACATCAGGCGGATACTTTGCCATATGGTCCATTCAATATGGTGCATAAAATTCTTCATAAAACGCAATTTCTTCTGGTGTACATGGCCTCATTGGAAATTCTTCACCATCTCTGTCTAAAGATTTCATTTCTTCTGTATCTCATTCTGGTGGTTCTGGTGGAGTATTTTGATTTGAACCTGTATTTGGTGGTGGAGTTTCAGTTAATACAGGAGGCGACATTTTATCAACACCAGATGAAGTTCCACTATTCATAAACATATATCTACAGTCCATATTAATATCTTTATCACTTGTAATATTTATATCATCTTTTGCTGACATAAATATTTTTTGGTCTGAATATACTTGAACATCTTTACTAGAATGTATTTCAATATTATCAGTATTAGTATAAAATTTCATTTTTCCATTTTCTACTTGTAAAGAAAAACTTTCGCCACAATATTCCTGATGGTCTGTTTTTATTTCATCAGCTTTTTCATTCATTAATGTACTTTTTAAACCATCTATATTTTCAAAAGTATTTCCTTTAACATGAGCATATTCATCTTGTCCTACAACTTTATATTTATCTTTTGCATTTCTTACAATTAAATCACCATCATCTTGTATTTCTATATATGTATGTGATGGATGGTAAATATGAATTCTGCCATTAGGAGTAGAATTATCTAATTCTATAGTAATTCCTGTGCGAGTAGCAAATACAGTATTATGTGGGTAAAGTCCTCTATAATCTGTTAATTTTTCATCTCATAAATTTTCAAGGCTTTCTAATGCTTTTTTATTATCTGTATCAACTTCTTCTATTCTTTTTTCAATACAGGTATCACTTATATCTGTTCTGGCTAATTTATGCCAGTCAGGTTCACCTAATGCCTGTGGTTTTGTTGGTGCGTTAATTGTTGAATTTGGAAATTCCCCATTTGGGTCTTTAAATCCTCAATCTCTATTTTCATATCCATGTGTTTTAGAGGTAGGCAGTCCTGGCACTGTTGCAAAAAATCTTGGTTTATGTATATGACCACCTTCAAAAAATACAAATACATGACTGTTGCAAAAAATCTTGGTTTATGTATATGACCACCTTCAAAAAATACAAATACATGACTGCCCTGCAACGGTATGGTCCATCCACCAAACCCTGTTACACTTCCTTCAAATAATCCTAATGCAGGCTCTGCTCAAGGCAATCCAGCAATAGGTATTCCTTCCAGTTCATCTTGTATTAATATATGAGTATGTATATTAAATACTCGTACTTTGCATCTGCCCAATTCTTCAGGGTCATTATTATCTTCAACAACCCCCCTGTAAATTCCTCATAATTTATCTTCAGGTGCAGTATAATCTTGTGGATTATTTTTTAACATAATTTATTTTATCCCATTGATATATTTATTTTTGATGCGCTTATTAATTCATCTACATCTGAATCAGTATAACCATTTTTTATTAATACCATTTTTTGTTTATATGCAGGTGTAGCGTTTGCATTAAATGAATGTGTTATTGATTTTACCAGATAATAATTATTTAAATTTTTATTGGTTCATTCTTTAACATCACCACTCGGCCAATCTAATTCTATCATTCCACCACAATACCTGTCTTCATGTCCTCTACAAGTAATTGAAGTCATTAGACCATGTACATATTTTTTATGAAAAGCATTATAATATATAGTATCTATCATTTTTTCTTCATCTTCCATTGTATTATAATAATTAACTCTAAGATTATCAATTTCTGGATAAAGTGTTTTTCTGCCTAATATGGTTTGTTTTTTTACAGAAGACATATATTTATAATCTTCTTCTAAAAATTTTTTTCTTTTAGTGTCATATCCTCTCATAACTCCGCCACTTAAATATTTATAAGCTGAATGGTCAATGCCAGAAATATTTGTATATAAAATTTTATTATATGATACTTCATTTTCAGTTAAAAATGAATAAATATTATCTCCTACTGTTAATGGAGTATGAAAAACAACTGATAATAAATGTTCTAATGTAACAAGATTTGCCCCTCTTGTATTATTAAAAAATAAGAAACCCGGTTGATTTGTTAATATTCCTGTACCTCTTTTTAATAATCAATTAAACGCTTGATTAGGTGTTCAATATGGCATACAAAAATCAAATCTTTCTATACTTTCTTCTTTTTTATCTCAATTATCTATTTCTAAATGATGTGTTGCAATATCTGTAATAATTTCAGTAGCTTTTTTATCCTGTCAAGATTTTGAGTATTTAAAAAAATTAAATAAGAAAAATGTTTCTTCTGTAAAAAGAATATCAATAACTTCTTGGCTAGGAGTAGATGGCATTACTTGGTCAACTTTATTTATTTTATATATTCTAAAATTTACTTCTCTATGTACTTCATTTCCATATACAATTCTTACTCTCTCATTTCCTGTTAACGGGCCAAATTCAGTTATTCCTCTATGAGAACTTATAGTTAACTTTCCTGTCATACAATAAGAAAAAATATCTTCAATAAAATATAATTTTCTTATCTCCGCCTGGTCTAAAGTAATATATCCCTTAGATAATTCTAATTCAACTACAAATTCAGCAGTATGGTCTCCCATTATAATTCTCCTACTGTTTGTATTTCATTTAATACTCTATATAAAAAGTCCATTTTTAAAATTTTTAATTCATTTCCTTCTTCTAATTCTTCAAATGGGTTAACAACATTATTAGTCATAGCAATTATTCATCAAAAAGCATCAGTTTGATAATGTTGATATGATATAGTATCTCATCAATCAGATTCATTTATTACATGAGTGTTATAAAATCGTTTATTGTTAAAAATACTCTCATCTAATATATAACTTCTAAAAATATTGATATAATGTTCATTTTCTTCAAAATCTTTTAATATTTTATGTAATTTTAAAAAAGATGAATTAGATAATTTTTGGCCTGTAATTTCTTTAAATTTTTTATAAATCATTATTATATTCCTCTAGCGTTTGTCACAATATTATCTCTATATAAAGGGTCAAATTCTTTAAATGTTAGTTGTAAATCGACTTCCATACTATATCCATTTTTAAAAGGAGATTTTCATGTTGGTTGTACTGCTTCTAATACTGCATGTTTTAAACTTATTATATTTGAAGGGGAAGTATGTAATGAAAAAATATTAGGAAAATCAAGAAGATTTGCTCCGCCTCTCATTACTGGACAAGATAATTGTTGTAATCTTTTAATACATTCATAGATATATTCACAAGTTACACTATTATCATATTCTGCTAATTGAAAAGTTAAAGTATATTGTCTTCTTTCACTATTTTTATATACTAAAGGACTGTCTACCCTGTGATTAAGAATTGATGAAAGGTCTCCCGCCCCGGCATCTAATCCTAGTCCAACTAAAGAGTTTGCTATACCACTAGGAGTTAAATTAGGTAATTTGGCACTTCTTATAGATTTTGCAGCATGGGATGTCTGTCCTGCGGCACTTCTACCTGTCGCAAAAAGTTGTGATACTCTTGTGGCTATACTTTCATATTCTGACCATGTATGTGTTACTGTTTCTATTATATCATTTGGAGCCATTATTTCAAATCTTTCAGTAGGATTTGCTCTGATACTTTCTCCTGACCTCGGATGGCCTGATAAATATGTCAATTCCATTCCTTGAATAATTAATTTTAATGGATTAACTAAAGATGATGGTATTAAATTTCAAGACATTAAAATGCCGCTCCTAAGTTTGATTTATTAAAAAAAAGTATACCTATATTTTCTATTTCATCAGGAGACTCATTATCACTTGTTGGTGTGTTTTGTTGTACCGCAGAACTTTGATTGCTAATTAAAGTATTATTTATACTATCCCCTGTTTTTCTTTGCTCTTTTGTACTATTTTCCATTGATTTATTTAAACTAATAATATCATTTCTTTTATCTTTTTCATTTTCAACATGAACTTTTGTTTTATTACTTTCTAAGTTGGATATTTTTTCACCATTACTTTCTGGCATTGGAATTTCTAAATCAAACGGGGTTCATTNTTNTCCTTTCTCGTCTACTAAATTAACCAATCCCATTGAGGCTGCAATTTTTATAATTGACATTTCCTCTCATTTCTTTTCTCACATTAAAAATGTTACAGTTGTAAAATGGTATAATGTTTTATATATATCAGTTAATATTGCATTTGTGTTTCTAAAAAGACCTGATAAATTTTCTGATAAGTTTGATATATATGTTCCCATATTATTTGCTTGAGATATAAAAGACTCTTGTAAATTCATATCTGACATTTCTTGTATTTTTCTATGTTCAGACATTTGTTCTTTTAATTCACTTTTATCTTTACTAAATGGATTAATTTTTGATAATCCTTCTCTTGCACTGCCTGTTATATTTTTAACACCTTCCATTGTACTGCCTGCTATATTTTTAGCTCCGCCTATTACTTTTCCTGTACCTTCTACTACTCCACCTACTACATTTTTAGCTCCACTTATTATACTCCCTACTGATTTTTCTATAAGTTTTAATGGGGCAAGAATCATTTTAAAAACAGTTTTTATTGCTTCTCATACTCTTTGTAAAACTTCTCTTGTTTCATCAATTTCAGTGCCAGGCGTCAATCCCTTTAATCAACTTGTGATTGCCTTTATTGGTTTAATAATAAATGTTTTGAATGGTCATGATATTACATTAAAAATTGTTTGTACTGTTTTATATATAGTAGATATTGTTTCATCAATATAAGAATGGTCTGGTGTACCAGTAAACCATTTTCATAATTTTTGTAACGGTTCAATGATAAATCTTTTGAATGGTCATGTAATATATTTAAAAACATTATTTACTAAATCTCTTAAACCTGAAATTAAATTTAAAAAATTTTCTCCTGATTTTGTCCAGTTTCCAGTAAAAATATTTTTTCAGAACTGAAATACATTAGTAAAAATATTAGCGACACTTTTTACAATATTTCACATATTTGTAAAATGTCCTATTATAGTATCAAAAAATCATCTTAAACCCTTTTCAAAATTTTCTAACACATATTTAGCAGTATTCGCATCTTCAATACCAAATAATGAAAGTATTTTATCTGCAATTCATCCAAAAAATCTAATAACAGGGTCAAAAAATCCTGTAAAAACTGATATCAATCCTTCTTTGATTTTTTCTATTAATGGGCCTTCAGTTAATTTGAATGATTTAAAGAAATCAAATATTCCTTGTAATGCCACAATAAATCATCCAACAAAAGGAATAAATCTTGCCATTCTACCTACAAAAGGTAAAAATCTACCCACTCCTTTTGCCATGTCAGCAAAATATTTTGCCATAATAGTTCCTAAGTTTACAAATCCTCTAACTGTTCTAAATAAAAATGATATTGTTTCTCCCATAAATCTAAACATAGAAACAAAAGGTCGCAATACAGACTGAATAACAGTTAAACTTTTACTAATAACTAAAAATGACCTCATAAAAGCAAATATTCTTGTAAAAACATTAGTAAACGGAACAAGAATTTTTTGTAATGGAATAATAACCTTCATCATTTGAGTATGTATAAAAGTAAAAATTTTCAATGTAATTTGAAATGGAAGTAATATAGCATATAATAAACCACCAGCTAATGCTGTTATTGCTCCAACAGCGTATCCTAATGCCATAAGTAAACCACCTAAAATAATTCAACCTTTATCATCGTCTTTTTCAGATGTTCTTGCCATTCGTTTTTTCTCATCATCAAAATGAGATACCATACTATCAAGTTTTTCTGTTTGTTGTTCTTGTTTTGTTAAATCTTTTTCAAAAAATCCTTTTAATGTATCTGTTAAAGATATTAATTTTGATTCTACATATATATCATGTACATATCCGCTGCCTTTTTTAGTAAGCGTTTTTGTTAAATCTTTTGTTGCGTCTGCCTGTTCTTTAGCAAACCATTCTGTTGTTCCTCTTTGTGGTGTGGCCCTTCTTCTAAATAAAATACGAAAGGTTCTAGTTACTATATTATATACAGACATAACACTATCTTTTACCATTCCTCACATTTTATTAATTTCTTCTCCTAGAATATTAGTAAACTCTCTTGTAACAGAATTTACTAATTGAGAAAATCCCTGTTTAATTTCTGGAATAATTTCTTCTCCAAAACTAGAAGCAAGACTTTTAGTATCAAATGATTTATCAGTCCCTTTAGTAAGGGATTCTGTAATTGATTTATCAGTCCCTTTAGTAAGGGATTCTGTAACTTGTTTTCCTGTATCACTTTGTGGTTTAGAAATATTTTCTATTGATTTTTTAAATTGTTCAGTAGTAGGACCAACTCATTTACTAAGTGTTTGAATTGATTTTTCAAATCCTTCATCTATTTTAGGCACAACAAATCTTTTAAAATTTTCTGCCATATTATCAGCAGATTCATTAAATCTTTTTGCAATTTCATCCCTTAAAGTTAAAAAAGGTTGTTGTTCTGGTGGTGCTTGTGCTGTCATCTAAAATCTCCATAATAAAAAAGGGAAGCCTAATTGAGTTGTATACTCTTTAGACTCCCCTTATTGAATATTATTCTTTTTAGGAATCCGTTATTACATAATTTAATGTAATAAGCGAGAAAATTACTTAGAACCTTTTAAAGATTCTAATTGTTTTAATTCTTCTTTTTTATCTTTAATTAAAATAGATACATGAGACATTCTCTCATGGTCAAACATATGTTCACTATCACTTATTGGAATATTAACAAATTTATTTAAATAATGCTGTTCTTCTATTATAGTTTTTAAACTACAATTCATAGTAAACAATTTAATTATACGAAAAAATTATCAAGTGGCATTACAATTTTTTCACTTTCAACACTACAATGGGGACATTTTATTTCTATATTTAGGTCAATTCCAAAATCATTTTTCTGATATCACTCAGATAGTCTATCATATTCATTTCTTGGTAATTTTCCTATAAAATCCATTCTCTTTTGAATCGGTAATTCTTCTTTTCCTTCTGGTGTTGTAATAGATTTTATTGATGATGCAATATCAGCAATTACCATTTCCACTTGTTTCTGTGAAACTGATAAATTTTTATCAATATGTGAAAAAGCTTCTTTTTGTTCACCCCTTGTAATAAACCCCATTTCTAATGTTAAATTACCATTAAGAATTTTTAATTCCTTTTCTATTTCGTCTTCATTTAAATTTTTTATTTTTAAATTATCAAGGTTAATTGTCTGTAATGATTGACTTTTACATTCTTTATCTTTACAGGTAAAAGGGAAATTATAAACTTTCCCTTTTGTAACTTTTCTTAATTCAATAAATAGAAAATACCTGTCTTGTAAATATAATTTATTAACGTCAAATCCTTCTGTTAATACTACATCATTTATTATCTGGTCTAAAATGTTCTCACCAACCACAGGGTCTTTTTGATTTTCATAAACTAATAACTTTTTCATATCATTAGTAGTTAAAGGTCTAAATCTTATTTCCTGTTTTGAGCCCGGTAAGATAGTAACCGCTTCATAAGTACTAAGATACTTTTCATAATTATATGACATATTTTACACTCCCTTTTATTTTTTATTATGCTGGTACATGATATAAATATCTAAATGTTACATCAAAAGTATGGATTTCTTTTGTTCCATAGTCTAATGATAATTCACCAACCGTAGTTGGTCACGCATTTACTAATTTTATTCTATCTGTTATATTTCCTTGTGGATTTAATTTTCAAACTTCCTGGTCATGCATATAATCCCTTGGTGAACCATGAATATTTGTTACAGGGTCATGTACTCTTCTCATTCATTCATTAAAATCCCTTCTAATTTGTCCAGGATTGTCTAATCTGAATGTTACAGTCCAATCAGCAAATTCTTGTGTAGAACCAACTGGAAAGACTGTCCCCTGTCAATTAATATCAATTGGTGTAATTGTTGTTGGTGGCATACTACTTGATTGTACTAAGTATTTTGTTTTTTCTGGACTACTGCCAGCCGGGTTAGTCACCATAATCATAAATAAATATGCTCTTGATAAATCTTGATATTCCGCAAAGAAATCATCTATTGTGAATCCTGCTATTGCCATATTATTTGCCTCCTATTAATTTTTGCCTATACCGCACCTATAAGTTCATCAAATACTGCCCCTGTAGGTGTTGCGATGAAATTAAGGACAATGAATTCAGCTGTTCTTGTGGGTTGAATTCAAATATTTCCTCATAATTCATTTCTATCTATTCTTACAGGTGTATTTGTTGTTTCGTCTATCTGAACTTTATAATCATAAACCCCTCTTCTGCCTTTAACATCTCTAAGGAAAGGTTCAATCATATTAGTCATTAACATTCATGTAACTTCATCATTTTGTTCAAATAAGAAGTATTTCGCTGCCTTACTAATAGATTTCTGTAATACTAAGAATAATCTTCTTACATTAATTCTATTAAAAGCTGACGATTTATCTAATAAAGTTTTTTGTCCTCAAATTACTTTTCCTTGTCCAGAAAAACTAACAATTGGATTAACACCATTTTTATATAATAAATCTCTTTCCCCTAAATATGGACTTCAAGCTAATCTTCTTACATTCGTTAATACAGTTCTATTTAAACCAGCAGGTGCCCATCATGGGTCAGTTACATGGTCAGTATGTGCAAATTT